CAATTATGGTCGCCTGACATCTCTGGCGCTCGTCCAGAACAACTTAACGGGAACAAACACGTCAGTCGGCAAAGTCTATCTGCCGCTCATGTTCTTTTTCAACAAGTATCCTGGCCTGTTTCTTCCAATCATTGCTCTTCAGTACCACGAAGTTCGGATCGATTTCCAGTTTTCTTCACTTTACTCAAATTATTTCGGAAGTACCCAGATTGAAGTCTGGGCAAATTATGTCTATCTCGACAAGGCTGAGCGCGAGTCGTTTGCAAAGCTTTCGCACGAGTACCTCATCGAGCAGGTCCAGCACGTTGCACCCGATCCCGTCGGTGTTTCGAGCGAAAATGCTCCGTCTCTCATCCGCATGCAGTTCAATCACCCAGTCAAGGAACTCATTTGGTGCTACATGAATCCAAACTATCTTACAAACCCAAATGCCATGTGGAACTTTTCGAGCGGAACTGCAAACGTAAACGTCACCGTAGATACAAACATTCTTGCCCAGGCCGGTTCCATGTTCCAATCGAATCACATTGGCGCGCCCGCATTGTTTGTTCCTCCATCTCTTACGAATAATTCAAGTCTCTATGTCTACGCGTCGAGCAATGTTACAACGGGAAATACAATTAGCGTCCAGTCAAATGTCCTGACTGGAAACGTGTATTGGCTCGAGCCCGGAATGCCCTACTATGGCACGTCCAACGTAAAATACGGTTACGAGGTTGGTCCTCTCCACCAGTTTAAGATTCTTCTCAACGGAACGGATCGGTTCGTCCCCCAGCCCGGCAAATATTTCAACGCGTACCAGGTTTATCAATATCATAAGGGAACGCCGTATCCAGGAATTTACGTCTACTCATTTGCGCTCAAGCCGGAGGAGCTCCAGCCGAGCGGCACATGCAACTTTTCACGGATCGACATTGCCCAGGCGGCAGTTTATCTCAAGACGGGAATGCCTACAAATTTGGTCCAGCGCATGTTTGCAGTTAATTACAACATTCTCAGAATTCAGTCTGGCCTCGGTGGTCTCGCATTTTCCAACTAAATTTTTTTCTTGGAGTATAGTACACAATGGGTGGTGGTCTTATGCAGCTCGTAGCCTATGGCGCTCAGGATGTCTATCTTACCGGTCAGCCAAAGGTGACCTTTTTCCAGGCGGTGTACAAGCGTCACACCAACTTTGCTATGGAGAATATCCAGCAGACGGTGAACGGTACCCCTACCAACGGTGGCCGTGTGTCCGTCACCATTGCCCGCAACGGCGATCTCGTGGGCAACATGTACATTGCTCTCATTCCAAGCGGGACTCTCGGTGCAACCTCTACCAACACTGGTCTGTCAGACACGTGCTGGGTTGCCGAGCGTGCAATTTCCGCAGTCGAGCTCACCATCGGTGGTCAGCGCATCGACAAGCATTACCAGATGTGGTTCCGTCTGTACGCCGAGGTGTTCCTGGGCGAGTCTGACAAGATCATGTACGGCAAGATGGCGTCTTCCCCCGTTTCCAGCTTCAGCACCTCCGATCCAAAGACCTATGTCTTCATGCCTCTTCTGTTCTTCTTCAACCGCAACCCAGGCCTGTTCCTCCCCCTGATTGCTCTGCAGTACCACGAGGTTCGTCTCGATTTCGATCTGACGTCCTATTATTCTTCTTATTTCGGCACCAACGCCATGGAGGTCTGGGCCAACTACGTGTACCTGGACACCGAGGAGCGCCGCCGGTTCGCCCAGAAGGGTCACGAGTACCTCATCGAGCAGGTCCAGCACACCGGCGGTGATTCTATTACCGCGGCCGGTGCATCGACCATTCGTCTGTCCTTCAACCACCCCGTCAAGGAGCTCATCTGGTGCTATGCCAACACTACTTCCACGGCCAACAACAGTCTGTGGAACTTCTCCACCTCCTGCGCCAACGTGAACGTGACCTGCTCTCTGAGCCCATCATTTGGCATTGGTTTCATGCCCCACGAGGTTGGCGCTCCCCGCCTTGTTGCCGGTAACGTATATTCCACTTCTTTCGGTCTCCTGTCCAATCTTGCGTCTGGTAACACCTACTGGGTCGAGGAGGGTAACCAGGTTGCTTCCACTGCTGCCGGTGCTCTTGGCTACGAGGTTGGCCCTCTGACAAATTTCAAGGTGGTTCTCAACGGCCAGGACCGCTTCAAGGAGCAGCCCGGCAAGTACTTTAACCAGTACCAGCCACTCGTGTACCACACCGGTACCCCTTACCCAGGTATCTACGTGTACTCCTTCGCCCTGCAGCCCGAGGAGCACCAGCCAACCGGCACCTGCAACTTCTCTCGCATCGATAACGCCCAGGTCGCAATCACTATCAAGACCGGCTACACCACCCCTCTCCAGAAGATGTTTGCAGTCAACTACAACATCCTGCGCATCCAGTCTGGCATGGGCGGCCTCGCATTCTCCAACTAAATGTAACGGGCAGAACGGATTTCGATCCGGGCTTCGGCCCCAAGAATGTTCAAGATTCCTGGGGTTGTTTAGTAGCTACATATTCGATGGGTGGTTCATTGATCCACCGATATTCAATTGGAACTTTTGAAGGCCACACGTATCCGTAGTCTGCGTATTTTCCAACATCGAATGAATAAAATGAAGGATCTTTTCGGTTCAGCGAAGCTTGATGCGATTTAATGATTGGCTCCCATCCCCACCATGGAGGAAACCGCGGATTTTTACAGTGCGGCAATTTCTCCATTGTGTTTTTGTAGCCTCGAGTGACCCATTCATCAATCATGGCGTTTGTGTACATGGCCAGCGCGCATGTATATCCCTCCCACGCTTTGGCAGCCGGATGATTTCGCCACCCCTTGGTTATTCCACGGAGGGCCCTCCAGATTTGGTACGCCTCGACGCGCTGCTTCCCGAGCCTACGGTAATCGAGCGACTTGGCGCATTCTTGGAGATTGTTCGACGTGACGAATGTGTTGACCATTTTTGCCGTACAATCTGGAAGAATCAACGTGCCAAAAGGATGACACGAATTTTTATTTACTCATCATTTAATTCATGTCATCGATCGACAACTTTCCAATTGCCGCTGAGAGCTGAAAACTCTTTTTCGATGATTCGAGAACATTCATCTGGGTCGAAGCTCGGGGCGCAGCAGAACACGTCAATGTAGACCATGTTGTGTTCTGGGTAGGTATGAGCGCTGAAATGCGACTCGGCCAGGACGAGAACCCCCGTGGTTCCTATGGGCTCAAATTGGTGAAAAGCGTGAGACACGACGGTAAACTCGCACTTTTCAGCGATTCGAAACATAATTGTCTGGAGATGGTCTGATTTGGAGACCCATACGCCATTGACACGACCAAGAAGATGCTTCATCTAGTTTCCTAGCATTTTATATATCACGAGTCCTGTCGCAAAGACGAGATACAGGAGGGCAAAGTAATTTTCACCCCGAGTCGCCTGAGAACTTTTTGATTCAACAAAGCTCGAAATTCCAAGGGCCATGAACATGGCAATAAATAGCCAGAAAAAGATCAAGTTAAGGTCAGTTGCCATTATAGTATAAATGGAGAATCTTTCTGGGGCCGAACTTGTCAAATCGATCCGCGCGTCTGAACCCGACATGAGTATCGAAGATGTGTTGGACAAGACTCGAAGAATTCTCTTTGAACGAAAGATGAAATCAATCAAATTGTCCAACTACACAAACGTATATCACGTTCTACAGGCTCTCATCAATTCAGGAATGACTCGAGAGGAGATTGAAAAAGGGTTGAAATCGTACTCTGAGTTTCTCAGGTCCGGACACTTGGACGATGCCATTGAATTCATCAATACCCTGGAGGGAGAACCACAGGGGTGTTTCCTTTGGAAAGCTGTTGCTGGAGGAAAAAGACGAGATACAGCCCGCCAACGACCATGATTGTGGCCTTGATCATTTCCGACGGAATCTTCCGACGTGCAGGTATGAAAAAGCTCTGAAGACCAAAAAGTAAAATTCCCAGCCCTAGAACAAGAATGATTGAAGCAGGTATCATTTATTACTTAAGGACATTTTTATTAAACTTGTAAATGAACTATTCGTTCCTGGAACCCCTCGGAGATTTTGCGTTTCGATCAGTCGCCATTCCCGTGATTACACCGACGCCGACCGAACTTGACAATACGTGGAGGGAGTTTGAAAAGACGCTCGGGGCTTTCAAAACAAAGTACGCAAAGGCTCGTGCAAATGTGACGGCGAGCACGGCACGGCTGACGTCGGCCCAGCACGACATTAATGTTCTCGATGTTTCTCTAAAAGTTGTTCGTTCGGGTGACTTAAAGGAAACAGTCTCTCAAGTTGTAGAGGACTACAAGAAGGCATCGGGCTACGACGACATCATTACGCAACTTTCGGACGAGATGGGCGAGGCCGAAGCAATGAAGCGAATTCTGATGGACACGAATGCTGAAAGGTACGCCCGTTTTACGTGTTTTGTTTGCATGGACTCGGTTGTTGACTCTCTGCTCGACCCATGTAATCACGTCATTTGCGAGCGGTGCTGGATTCGTTCACGAAATTCAGCATGTCCTGGATGCAGGACCGAGGTACGTGAAGTTCGTAGAATATTTACGCTTTCGTAGGTCCTGTAACTCAGTTGGTTAGAGTGCGGGTCTTATGAGCCCGAAGTCGTGGGTTCGACCCCCACCAGGACCAAGGCTGAGTATCCTGAAAACTGCTCTGGGGGGAGTTCTGGACTTAGCTCAGCGGTAGAGCAGTGGACTGTAGTTCCATAGGTCATCGGTTCAAATCCGATAGTTCAGACCCGTGCTCCTGTCCTCTAGTTGGTTAGGAGAACCGGCTGTTAACCGGTCAACACAAGTTCGAATCTTGTCGGGAGCGAGGGAAACACTCTGTGTTTCTC